GGACAACGGCATTGACGCCCTCGCTCAGCACTCTGAGCCCCTCGCGAACCTCGCGAAGTCCTTGCCTTTCGACCTTGAGGCAGACGCTGCTTGACGCAAGTTGACCCCCGGCTACACGACTTCAGGAACTTCTTGTTCCTCGTTTGGGATCACCTCAGGCTCCCAGACCCGACGCCGATTCAATACGACATTGCCGAGTTCGTCCAGAACGGGCCGAAGCGTCGAATCGTCGAGGCGTTCCGTGGTGTTGGCAAGAGCTGGATCACGAGTGCCTATGTCGTCCATACGCTGCTCCTTGATCCGACGAAGAACATTCTGGTCGTCTCCGCGTCTAAGCAACGTGCAGACGACTTTTCCACGTTCACGCTACGGTTGATCCACGAGATGCCGATGCTTCAGCATCTGCGTCCTAAGGAGACTCAGCGCAACTCGAAGATCGCGTTTGACGTTGGCCCTGCTCCTGCTAGCCACGCGCCGTCCGTCGTGTCCAAGGGCATCACGAGCCAGATCACGGGTAGCCGCGCTGACTTGATCATTGCGGACGACGTTGAGAGCTCGAACAACAGCGCGACGATCACGCTTCGGGACAAGCTTGCGGAGACGGTCAAGGAGTTCGAGGCAGTCCTGAAGCCGGGTGGGGACATCATCTACCTCGGAACCCCGCAGACGGAGCAGTCGATCTACAACCTGTTGTCCGAGCGTGGCTACACGATCCGAATCTGGCCCGCCCGCTACCCCGATTCAAAGCGTCGGGCGACTTACGGTAGCCGTCTCGCTCCGATGATCGCCTCTGGGCCAGACGACATGAGCCCTACGGAGCCGATCCGGTTCGATGAATTCGGCCTGAAGGAGCGTGAGCTCGGCTACGGTCGATCCGGGTTCGACCTTCAGTTCATGTTGGACACGACCCTGAGCGACATTGACAGGTATCCACTCAAGCTGTCTGACTTGATCGTGATGTCCTTGAACGACGAGAACGCCCCGGAGAAGCCGATCTGGGCCGCAGACCCCCGTAATGCGGTCATGGACGCCCCGGTCGTCGGCTTCAACGGCGACAGGTACTACAGGCCGATGGCCGTTACAGGCTCTTGGATCCCTTATACGGGCTCCGTGATGGCGATCGACCCTTCGGGCCGCGGAGCTGACGAAACGTCCTACGCGGTCGTAAAGATGCTTAATGGCTTCCTGTACGTCCTAGAGGCGGGCGGTCTACCCGGCGGGTACGGCAAAGAGACGATGGAAGAGATCGTCCGGATCGCTAAGAAGCAGAAGATAAACTTCCTGATCGTGGAATCAAACTTCGGTGACGGCATGTTCCAAGAACTGCTGAAACCGTACTTGATGAAGGAATATCCCTGCACGATCGAAGAAGTTCGCCACAACATCCAGAAAGAAAAGCGGATCATCGACACCCTAGAACCTGTGATGAACCAACACAGGCTAGTAGTCAACGAGAAGCTGATCAAGCAGGACTACGAGAGCACGAGCAGCCACAGCTCCGACAAGCGGCTCCAGTACCAACTGTTCTACCAAATGAGCCGGATCACCCGTGGTCGCGGCTCTCTCGCCCACGATGACCGCCTAGACGCCCTGTCGATGGCTGTCGGCTATTGGGCGCAACAGATGGCGCAGGACGCTGATCGCCGGATGCGGATCCGTAAGGACGATCTCCTGAACCGTGAACTGGAGAAGTTCATGGAAACGGTTATCGGACGAAAGGATAAAGGTGGTGACTCATGGATCCGGCTGAACGAGTAGACATTGACGACCTGTACGTCGAATTGACTGTCCTGTCCTACAACGCCGTCAAGAAGTACGAGGACTTCCTGAGGGGTTCCAAGGGCTCTAGTATCAAGCTAGCGCGGGCTATGAGGGAGCTTCGGGACTTCCTCCCGAAAGAAATCGGTGACCATATGGACGCTTAGGCGTCCGGGGACTCATCCAGACTCAGAAAAGAAAGATCTGGATCTCTCCCTACCCTAGTGCGGTTCGCCGCTGAGCAGCTTCGGCTGTTCATGGGGGGTAGGGGGGGATCTATCCAGATCTAGAAAAGGAATATCATGCCAAAGAAGACTTCAGGCCCATGTAAGGGGAAGGCTTTGAACAAGCCTTGGAAGACTCCGGGGGAGTCGAAGAAGTCTGCGGTATGCGTCTCTTCGGGAGACGGAGTGAAGATCGTCCGCTTCGGTGATCCGAACATGAAGATCAAGAAGCACATTCCCGGTCGTAGAGCTAACTTCCGAGCTCGGCATAACTGCGACAACCCCGGCCCGAAGACGGGTGCAAGATACTGGTCTTGCAGGGCTTGGTGACTAGGAATCTACACATGCCTAAGAAGCTCCACGAACTCGCTACGAAGCTCCAGAAGCAAGGGAAGAGCGAATCTTCCGCTTGGGCGATCGCTACGGCGATCCTCAAGAAGCAGGGAAAGCTCAAGGTGCAGAAGCGTGGCTGACCGCGACTACAAAGAAGAGTACCGAAAGTACCACGGTACGAAGAAGTACAAGCTTGACCGAGCTGCTCGAAACAAAGTTCGCCGTAAGGCGATCCGAGACGGCAAGGTCAAGAAGGGGTCGAACATGGACATCGACCACAAAGACGGAAATCCGAGGAACAACACCCTGAGTAACCTTCGGATCGTCCATCGTTCTGTTAACAGGGCTAAACACTAAGGAAAGACATGGCAAAGGGACAGATCCCGACAGGTGACGATGAGGGCAACCCGACTCCTTCTCCGGTTACCGTGACTACTGCGCTTAAGACTTCTTCGGCTCAGGCGAAGATGGGCGGAACTCGGGCAAAGACGAGCTCTGCTGCTCGTAGCCCGAAGCCGCTCATGAACCCGTCCGCACTCAAGATCACCCGCAAGAAGCGGAAGTCTTACTGAATAGGAGGCGAACATGACAATTGCAAACGACGGCGAAGTAGTACGCGATGCGCAGCCGGGTAAGGGTGGCGGCGATCAATTCGCACAACTCCCGAGCACTTACCACCAATTTCGGAACGTTCACGCTGACCAATATCCGTACAACGCACACGCAATGCTTGCGATGTTGATGCGTCGTCTGCTCGGTATTTCCGGCGGTGGGCCTGTCGGCCCCCGAGAGGAGCTGATGATTAATGGACTCAAGGCTGACCCGAAGCTCCCCCCGGAGCTCTACGCAGATCCGGACATCTCGCCTCTCGCAGTCCGCCCCCGAAACGTCCCGCAGCCCCGGACTTCCTACTGAGATCCGGGTAGGGGGCATCAGGATTGCCGTAGAACGCGCTAGGATGCCTCAGGAGGAGTTTGGAGAGTTCAGGTACTACCCTACCCCTAAGATCGTCGTGGACGAGCTCCTAGAGGATCCTGCGGCTTGGATGACCCTGTTCCACGAACTCCTCCATGCGGTGTCGGAGATGTACGGTCTGGAGTTGGACGAAGGGCAGATCAGGACACTTGAGGTTGCACTTGGGGATGCCTTTAGGGGTAACCCTGAGTTGCGACTATTTGGTGAAAAAATCTGAGAAGGGTTTGATTGATTGACGCGCGCCCGCACCCCCCAAGGGGGGCTCGTTAGGTGTCCGTTAGGGTGACCGCGGTTATCGGACGCCCGCCCCGTAGGGGTTATCGGACTCTCCGGTTTCCGGTGGTTATCGGACGGGATGCGAGGGGCGCGGGTTATCGGTCACCTAGGGTTATCGGCGCGTCCGTGCGCCTGCCCGTTTATTGTGTCCGATAATAACTTTCTGAAGTTTAGGCGTGTAAACTCGTGGAATGGGCTTGACCGGACGCCCGAATTGTGCGATACTCCGTTCGTCGCGGATCCGATTCGCAGCCGGACGGTTTACACGAGTAAACGCGGCAAGCGAACGGAACGCGGACACAAAGGTAGGAAACCACAATGGCAACGAAGAGCACGAAGAGCACGAAGCCCGCCCGCATGACCGACGCCGACCGCATGACCGCTATGGGGTTCGGGGCGTTCACGGAAACGATGCGGGCGGCGGTTGCGAAGGGCGCGGACGCCGTGCGCGAAATGGCGGTTGCGTTCTACGCTGCGACCGTCCACGGCGAGGCGTCCAAGTGGACGGGCGCGTCCGGGAAGGGCGCGTTCGCTTGGGCGGTCGCGGAATGCGGGCTCCTCGCCTCGAAGGGACGGTTCTCGCAGTACGTCACCTACGGGGCTTGGATCGACGCGGAGGAGCGCGTCACGGGCGCGGACGTTCCGCACCTGATTCGCTGCGAGACGGACGCTCGCGCCGTTCAGGCTTTGTGGAAGGCTTCCAACGTGGAGACGCGCGAGGCGTTCGTCCGGACGTTGAAGCGAGCGGACGTTGAGGCGGCGACCGCGAAGCCCGCGAAGCCCGCCGCGACCGGATCGGACGATGGCGCGGACGATGCCGAAGAGGGTAGCACGAAGAGCGGACGGAAGAGCGCGGTGACCGCCGCCGCCCTCGCGGACGCCATCGGGGATATGGTGACCGCCGCCCTCGCCCGGCGCGACACGACGCCGGAAACCGCCGCCCGCCTACTGGACGCCCTGCGCGGGGCGGTCGGGCTCGCGGAAGGGTACTGCGCGACCGCCGCGAAGTGATCGGTTTACAAGTGTAAACCGCCGCCCCTGCCCACGGGAAACCGTGGGTGGGGGCTTTATTGTTTCCGGACTTTCGGGGGGTCGCGCGTCGCCCGCGGGTGGCGGGTGATGACAGCGAATCGGGGTCAGGGTCACCGCCGTCGCCGTTGGATCAGGTCGCGGCTCGACCTCGGTTTACTCGTGTAAACCGGGGTGATGACAGCGCGGGGCGCGGGGTCAGTCAGCGTCAGTCAGAGTCAATCGACTTGACAGGAGGGTCAGATTGTGTTACAATTCACTCACGGTCGAGGAACGTCCTCGGCTCACGCAGGAAGGACAGTTTACAGGAGTAAACCGTTATGGCAATCAAGTGGGAAGGTCGTCACGATTCCGTTCGCCTCCGTCAGGATGTCGCCCGCAAGGAGGCTGACGCGCTGCTTCAGGCTGCTGCGGATCGTCTCATCGAACGCTGTGCTGCGGTCACTTGCGAGTGCTGCGGCATCGTCGATCCTTGCACGACGAACGGTGTCTGCCCGGAGTGCCGTCAGGGTATGGGTATCGGCTAACCAGTTTACAGGAGTAAACCAATGAACAAGCGAATCAAGCAGATGTGGATCGGTGCTCTCCGTTCCGGCGAGTTTGAACAGACATGGGGTGCTCTCGCCCGCCGGGACAGCCTCGGGCTCTGTTACTGCGCCCTCGGCGTCCTCTGCGAACTCTACAGGGGTGATGTCGGGG